CTCCTCCCCCACCCCCGCCGATGGCAGCCCCACCACCACCGCCGCCTCCGGCCCCGGTTGTGATCAAACAAACTCCAACCCCAGCATTCCTGCCGAAAGAGAAGAACCCTCAGAAGAGAGCGAAGACGAAGGCTTCACGCCGACGTTCCGCAACTGGGGCGTACTCTGGTAAGCGAATGTTCACCATCCCCTCCATCAACTCTGGTGGTGACGGAGGCGGGTCAGTAAACGTCTAACAAGGGACTAAACATGCTTGAAACTGGTTCAATCGCGGCTCTCTACGCCAAATGCGAGTCTCAGAGATCTCCATTTCTGGAGAGAGGACGAGACTCCAGTCGGCTTACGGTTCCGACAATCCTCCCCGACGCGGGGAAGACGGGGGCTCAGAGATTTGTGACCCCCTACCAGAGCGTCGGCGCACGAGGGGTCAACAACCTCAGTTCAGCATTGTTGCTCTCACTCCTTCCTCCCAACTCGCCGTTTTTCCGCCTCGTCCTAGACAAACGAGAAAAGGATAAACTGCGGGCCTTGGACCCCACGATCGAGACGGAAGTAGAATCCTCCCTCGCCGAAATCGAACGTGCGGTGGCCCGTGAAATTGAAGTGAATAACATTCGTGTGGGGACCTTCGAGGCCCTCAGGCATCTGGTCGTCACAGGGAATGTACTCCTATACCTCCCTGAGGAAGGCCCTATGCGGGTCGTCCATCTCGACAGATATATCGTTAAGAGAGACCCAATGGGGACCCCGGTCTGCATCATCATGAAAGAGACTGTATCTCCTGCGGTACTCCCGAAAGACATCAGGCAGCATGTCGAGGCTGACCTCGCGGAATACGAAGATCATTGCGATATCTTCACCAAGCAGGAGATCCTCCCAGACGGCCGGGTAGAAGTCGTTCAGGAAGTCAAAGGGAAGATCATCGAGGAGACTCGAACAGTATTTAAGAAGAATAGGTCTCCGTTCATCGCCCTCCGCATGGTCCGGGTCGATGGCGAGGACTACGGTCGAGGGTATATTGAACAATATATCGGAGACCTAAACTCACTTGAGGGACTGACGAAGGCTGTTGTGGAGGGATCCGCCGCCGCATCGAAGGTTCTGTTCCTTGTGAACCCCAACGGGACTACGCGGGCCAAGACGCTGGCGGACTCCCCCAACGGAGCCATACGGGAAGGAAATGCCAACGATGTCAGTGTACTGCAAACTAACAAGTCAAATGACTTCTCAATATCTCTGTCAGCGATGCAGCAGATTAGCGAGCGTCTTTCGTATGCATTCCTACTCACCGAATCAACTATTCGTAATGCGGATCGTGTTACGGCTGAAGAAGTGAGGCTGGTCACTCAGTCGATTGAGCGTCAGTTGGGAGGAATCTATTCCGTACTCAGTCAGGAGTTCCAACTCCCGCTAGTGAACCGAATTATGGATCGGATGGAGAAGAGCAAGAAACTCCCGAAGATCCCTCGGGATAAGATCACTCCAGCGATCGTCACGGGCATCGAGGCCCTCGGACGCGGAAACGATCTAAATAAACTTGATATCTACCTCGCCGGAATCGCTCAGGTCCTCGGACCTCAGGTGTTGGGTCAATATATCAATATCAGAGAATACATGGACCGTCGAGCGTCTGCACTCGGCATTGATACCGATGGTCTTGTACGAACAGAAGAAGAAATTGCTGCTATGATGCAACAGGCCCAACAACAGTCAGCGGCTGAACAGATGGGACCCAGTGTCATGAACGCAGTTTCTAAACAAATGGAGAATATGAATGTCTGATTTTCAGCGTGTTGACGTCCCAACACCAGAAGATACCCCCTTTTCTGAAGAGGATATGAAGACTATTGAGCAGGAAGAGCAGGCGGAAGTCCAAGAAGAACAACTTAATGAGGAACGACCCGAATGGCTCCCTGAGAAGTTTGAGACCCCCGAAGAGATGGCGAAAGCCTACTCGGAACTGCAAACACAGTTCACTAAGGAGCGACAGACTTCGGAACAAGGAGAGGAAGGCTCTGAAGAGACTTCTGGAGATCCTTCGACGCTTTCTGTAGAGTCCTTCCAAGAATTCACTCATGAGTTCAACGAAACCGGGGATGTCTCCGAAGAGTCCCGAAACATGATCGTAGAGAACATGGGACTTCCCAGAGAGATGATCGACGCTTATGTGGAAGGTCAGAAAGCGTTGATGAACACCCAGTTTGACTCGATCTACGGTGAAGTGGGCGGCGAGGAAAACTACGATTCAATGGTCGCATGGGCCGCTGAGAACATTTCCGAAGGAGATCAGGCAGCGTTCAACGAGGCTGTCACTCAAGGCTCCAACGATCAGATGATGTTCGCGATTCGGAACCTTGCTGCTCGGTGGCAACTGGAGAACGGATCACCGGCTGCTCCTCTTATTCAAGGCAGCACGAGTGCGACGGGAGCGACTGGGGCCTTCAGGTCACTGGCCGAACTCACTTCAGCCATGAAAGATCCTCGTTACACTAAGGACGCGGCGTACCGCAAGGATATCGAAGCCCGCCTTTCTAACTCCAACATACTGTGAGGTAAACAATGACTAAACCCGGATATAAAACTACTGAATTCTGGATGAGCATGATCGCCGTTGTACTCGGTGCAGTCATGGCATCTGGTGCGTTTGATCTCGGAGGCACTGCGGCTCAAGTCGTGGGCCTTGTCGAGGCCGCCCTTGTCGCTCTCGGGTACACCGGGGCTCGCCTGACCTTGAAGAAGGAAGCAGGACAAGGGTAATGTGGAATGCAGTACTACAAGCACTCTCCGCGATCTTCACGCCGATATTCCGCGAAGTCCTTCTTCGCAGCCTGTCGGCAACCAAAGCCGTGGACGCTCCTTTCAACACTGACGCTCGTCGTCGGTGGACTGATCGGGTGCGAAAGTTCACGAGTAGTATTCGTTCCTGAATCAGATGGAATCATTAGGCTTGGCCCCGGTATCCGGGGTCATGTCTATTTCTGGAATGGCAACTCTTGGGAGTTGTCTTCCAACAAGATCCTGCTGCCCGAAGGTTGGTACGCAGGAAGCATTGATGGCGATGTCGAGGAATCTAATAACTCCCGGCCCGCTGCGGTGGATAACTGAGATTTTCTTGGTTACTGAGATTTCCCATCAATAACTCTCGGTATTCGGGGATTCCCCGAATTAAATTTGAACCCTTTTAACCAAGGATAGACCAATGCCTATTAACTACGACGGCGTTCAGCCGTCACGTTTGGGTGCTATCAATGCAGCGGGTGGGGACGAGAACGCTCTGTTCCTCAAGGTCTTCGCTGGTGAAGTACTCACTACATTTGAAGAAAATAACGCAATGATGCCCCTTCACCGGGTGCGAACGATTACTAGTGGCAAATCTGCGCAATTCCCCGTGACCGGCGTCGCTGCTGCTAAGTATCACACTCCCGGCGAATCCCTGTTCACGCAGGAGTTCGATGATGCTTCTGACACGACTGGAGCTAATAAGTACCTTTCGCAGGTCAAGCACAACGAGCGTATCATCCACATTGACGGTGTTCTGACTGCCTCCTCATTCCTCTCGGATATCGATGAAGCAAAGAATCACTACGAAGTCCGTTCGATTTATTCGACGGAAATCGGCCGCCAACTCGCCTACACAGCAGACCGAAACCTCATCCGTACGGTCATCGCAGGCGCACGTTCGACCACTGACCGTTTCGGTGCTACCACCGCTGACGGTGCAAGCACTTACGGTGGTGCAGTCATCAACATGGGAACGACTGACGGTGGGGGTAACGAAGTTATCACCGCTACTAAGGTTGCTGACGGTGCTGCTGCAACCGGAGCCACTCTTGTCTCTGGCCTCTTCTTGGCCGCAGAACTGATGGACTCCAAGAATGTTCCCGATCATGGCCGTTACTGTCTTCTCCCGCCATCGGAGTATTACAAGTTGGTCAACGAGAATCAGGATGCGATTAACCGCGACTTCAACCCTGAGGGTAACGGCTCGATTGCTGCCGGTGAAATCCTCTCGGTTGCTGGTATCCGCATTCTGAAGAGTAACCACGTTCCGCAGGCTGCGGCTTCGTCCACCGAAATCCACGCAGACGCTAGCGTCGCTAACGATGTGTTCGGTGGTTCCGGCGTCGGATACGGTAACACTTCATTCGCTGAAACCAAGGGAATCATCTTCCAGTCGGAAGGTGTCGGAACGGTTAAGTTGATGGATCTTTCCATGGAGTCTGAGTACTTCATGGACCGCCTCGGCACGCTGCTCATGGCTAAGTACGCTATGGGCCACGGAATCCTCCGTGAAGAGGCATGCATGGAACTGATCGTTACTGCCTGATTGATTCTGGTATACTTAGTAACGTGAGTCTCCTATGACACGGGGGCAGTCCTTCTAACGGGGGGCTGCCCCCCTTTCTTATTAATTACGGAGTGCATATGATGTCAACTTCCCGCACCTCAGAACTTGAGGCGGTCAACACCATCCTTTCTGCTGTTGGGGAACCCCCAATCAACTCTCTCGACGGGCAGAAGAACGTGGATGCCGCGATTGCTCGGAACATCCTCAATGAGGTCAGTCGAGAAGTTCAGGCACAGGGGTGGCACTTCAACACCCAGCGGAAAGTAAGTCTGTCCCCCAGCACCGACTCTCATATCATTCTGGACGACAGTGTTGTCCGTGTAGACATTGAACACTACAACGACAGCAACACGTTGGATGACACCGACATCACTCAGCGAGGTAACAAACTGTTTGATCGGACCAACAACACCTACGTCTTCTCGAAGAGTATCGAGGCGACTGTCGTGTACCTCCTTAGTTGGGACGAACTCCCAGAGCCCGCCCGCCGTTTTATCACGGTACGCTCGGCCCGAATCTTCCAAGATCGCATGGTCGGCTCCCAAGCACACCACGCCTTTTCTCAGGAGGATGAGGTCCGGGCGAGGGCTCTACTAAAAGAATTTGAGGGGGACACTGCTGACCACTCTATATTCAACAACTACGACGTCTACAGGATTGTGGCTCGTGGTGACGCGACTCGCCGGAGGCTCAGTTAATGCCTTTGATTACTAACAACATCCCCAACCTTTCTGGAGGGGTCTCTCAACAGCCTGACGCACAGCGGTTGCCAAACCAGTGCGAGGCTCAAGAGAATGCAATGCCCCTTCTTGTTGGCGGCCTGATCAAGCGTCCCCCAACCAATCACATCGGTGAAATCAAAACTTCTGCTGGCGCATCTCTGGACTTGAACGGTGCTTTTACGCATGCTGTAGTTCGGGACGATGCGGAGCAGTTTTTTGTATCTATAAAAGGGGATGACACGGTCCACATCACGACCGTCGATGGCACTGCTCAGACTGTACACAACAATGTGGCGACTTCTGGGTATCTGACGTCGAGCAGCCCACAGACTGATTACAGGGCTGTGACAATTGCTGATGTGACATTTCTGTTGAACACCTCAAAGACTACTGCGATGTCCTCTTCCACCTCCCCGGCGTCCTACGGAACGAACGGGGCTTTGATCTGGATCCGGGGGACAGGACCTGAAGTTACCTTTGAGATTTTTGTAGATGGGTCTACTAAAGCAGCCTTTTCGGCTCCAGCCGATGATGCTATTCCCCCTTCCACCACAGACATCGCGGCGCATCTCAAAGGGGATCTAGATTCCTCCTCCGCTAGTTTCAACGCGGAATCAGAAGGAAGCGTCGTGTATATGGAGAGTGCAGGGACCATCACCTGCGAAGACAGTCTGGGGCAGGCGGCGAGTAGCGTCATTAAAGGTGAGGTAAATAGTTTCTCCGATCTTCCACCTATCGCCCGCCACGGAATGATCATCAAGGTTTCTGGGGACCCTGAGTCAGAAGTTGACGATTACCATGTCGTATTTCAGGTGAACAGCAGCAGCCCCTCCGCTGGAGAGTTTGGAAACGGCCTATGGGTCGAGACAGTAGCACCCGGATTGAAGCATGAATACGACGCTACACTCATGCCTCACATCATTGTCCGCCAAGCAAACGACTCGTTCGTCGTCAAAGCCGCTGACGGTGCAGCCCCGACATCTGGCAACTTCACTGGGGACGGTGCGGTTGATTGGACGCAATACAAATTCACTAATAGAGAGTCCGGGGATGATCTAACAAACCCCCTACCCTCTTTCGTTGACAAGAAGATCTCGGACATCTCGTTCTACAAGAATCGACTCGTATTTACGAGCGGGGAAAACTGCATCCTCAGTGAAGCAGGATTCCTCTTTAATTTCTTTAGGACAACCTCCACGATCCTGCTGGACACGGCTGTTATCGATGTAGGTGTGGGAGGCACGGAGATCAACAAACTGGAAGCCGCAGTGCCGTTCAGTGACCGTCTGATCTTGTTCTCCCGTCGCGCTCAGTTCGCTTTGCAGGGGGAGACTATTCTGTCCCCACTGACCGCCTCGATCACCCAAGTGACTAACTTCGACATCCTCCCCGGAGTCGATCCGGTTCGAGCCGGTAGCAACTTGTTCTTCGCGTTCAACCGTGGCGGGTTCAGCGGAGTCCGCGAGTACTTCAAGACTAATGAAACAGACATTAATTTCGATGCGGTGGAAGTGACCTCTCAGGTCCCTAAGTATCTCGCTGGAGAGATCCGTAAACTTACTGTGTCCACCATGGAGGACACGCTGGTCGCTCTCGCTAGGACTAAAACCGGATCCTCATTCAACGCCACTAATGAAATCTACCTGTACAAATACTTCACTACGGAACGGGGTCGACTCCAGTCTGCTTGGTTCAAATTTATCTTCAGTAACTGTGAAGTAATTGATGTGGAGTTCATCGACCAATCTTTGTTCCTGATTATCAAACGGGGATCTAAGACATTCATTGAGCGGATGGACCTCCAGACAGGACTCGTCGACGAGGGGGCAACCTACACAACCCTCTTGGATCGACGAACCAAGATCGTCGGGAACGGGGCAGAATCACCGGCGGG